AGAAAAGTTCCGCAATGAATCTCTCTGACCTAGCAATCCTTTTAGGATTTATTGGAATCTATGACCTAAGAATTCAAGTAGATGAGTTAAAGGTTCGAGCATGGGCTGAGTCTTTGGATTCAAATGTTCCCTTAGATGAAGCCAAGAAAATTGTTTCTTGGCATTACTCAAACCTTGACACAGCCATTACTCCTGCCCACATAAATCGTGAATGGCGTCGTAGACTAGCCGACGCTAGAGAACGCGAGCGCGGACGCTTGATGTCTCTTGAGTACCAAGAGTTAGAAAAGAAAAAAGCGTCTCCCGAATACATTGACCAGTTAAAAAAAGAATTGCTACAAAAGTGGAACCGAGGTGGAGATGCTCCGTTGGAAAATGATAATGGGACGGTGGCACCTAACTCATGAGGATGTTTCGATTTGTAGGTTGGTACAGCAGGTGGCGGTTCAAACGGCGTCAGAGGTATGCCCTGCTTGCTTGGACGCCATCGCGGATGAAAGACTCCAATGGCAAAGCCTAAACCTAACCGAGTATCTGAAGAAACTCGATGGGTAGTTCTAGCCCGTGCTTTCTATAAATGCGAAAGATGTAATCGAGATTTCCTAGGTTATCCAATGTCAGTTCATCACAGGCGACCTCGAATGATGGGTGGCTCAAAGAATGAGATGCTTCATGAATCAGCGAATCTAATTGTTCTTTGTGGTACTGGAACTAGCGGTTGCCATGGATGGGTTGAGTCAAACAGAGCCAAAGCCCGTGAACTCGGATACTTAATTCAGAAAGTTGAATCGGCTGAAGAGATTCCATTTCAAGATGAAACTGGTGCTTGGTGGAATATCGACAACTACGGACAGAAAACCCAACTGGACATGATTAGGAGTAACCCTCATGCTTGAGCCATGGAATGTTTCTGTCAGATTGATGAAGCCGAGCAGACGATTTATCGTCTTGAGTTCAACCAGCGTCCTTGGACGACTAATGCTGAACGGGCTGGCAACCGATGGGAGCGAGCAAAACTCACAAAGGAATGGCGAGCGGGTTTTCAACTCTTGGCTAAATATGAGAAGATACCCCCTATGGCGTGGATTACCGTTACGGTGGAACCACATCAGAAAGGTGGTCGCTTACAGGATGTAGGGGCGTGTAATCCCTCAGCGAAAGCGGCGATTGATGGACTCGTAGACGCGGGAGTTCTTCCCGATGATTCTTCGCAGTTTGTTAAATCTTTAATTTTTCTGCCACCAAGGAACGATAAAAATTCGTTAGTTATTTACATACGAGGAGTAAAGAAGGAGAGGACATTTTGAACTGGAATTTAATATGGACAGTTGTAGGAATAGCAGTTGCTAGTTTTTTCATACTGCCTTTTTATATTGCAATGCTAATTGCGTATAAGAAATCAGTTATGAAAATTGAATTGGAATTTGTCGCAACGGCAAACCACATTCAGAAGAAGGTCAAGTTTGATGATGCAGTCGAACGCCTGTTCGAAGAGGGAGAAGTTATATGAGTACAGTAATGGAAGCGACAGAGTTAGACGGCAAAGGACTTGATGAGGTTAAGTTACTTACCGATGCTATCCGTACCCATCAAGTACAAATTCAAGATTTAGGTAAACGCCGTAAGCAGTTGATTCTTCGATTGCGTAAACAGCGCATTACCTACCGCGAAATTGCTGAAGCCATGGGAGTATCTGAGCAGTTGATTTACAAAATCATTCGCAATGATATTTCTCGTACACCTGAGTACGATGCTCAAGGTAACTTAGTTCGCAGACGAGGACGACCAGCGAAACAACTTGCTTAATGAAATTCATAGAGTTGTTCGCAGGAGTTGGTGCATTCAGACTCGGACTTGAAAGAACTGGTCATGAGTTTGTATGGGGTAATGAATGGTTAGAGAGACCGAGGAAAATTTATGCAAGAAATTTCGGAGAACAACCTGACGGACGAGATATTAGAACTATTTCCGCTGGAGACATTCCTGATGCCGACCTCCTCGTTGGAGGATTCCCTTGCGCGACTTTTTCAGTTGCAGGAAAGCGAACTGGATTTTCCTTGGACGACACCCGCGGGACACTTGCTTTTGAAATGTTTAGACTCGCTCACGAAAAATCCATACCGTATCTCCTCTTTGAGAATGTTAAAGGACTCCTTAATCACGACGGAGGAAGAACCTTTGAAATCATCCTCGAAGTCTTGGATGGCTTGGGGTATGACTGTCAATGGGAATTGCTTGACAGCCAAAATTTTGGAGTCCCGCAACACCGAGAAAGGATTTTCCTTATCGGAAATCTTAGAGGAAAACCCCGACCAAAAGTATTTCCTATCGGAATCTCAAGTACAGAGAATGATGAGTCGAACGAAAAAGAACAAGGAAGAAGGGAGGGGCTTCTCTCCAACATTTCTCCAACGCTCGATGCCCATTATTACAAAGGGGGAGCATCTCGACCTTATGTAATGGAGGATTTTCCTGAGTTAGAAGTTGCTCAATGGAGAAGAGGATATTTCCGACAATATAAAAGTGAAGGAGTTCCTACTTTAACAGCCAACATGGGAACTGGAGGGCATAATGTTCCTTTTGTAAAAGCGATTCTTGATGTAGCAAGAGTCAATAAATCGCCAAACGGAAGGATGATTAAAGAAGATAACGAACCAATGTACACAGTTACTTCTCAAGATAGGCACGGCGTTGTAGTTGGAGATGAAAATTCAGTTGCAATCAGAAAATTAACACCACTTGAATGTGAAAGACTTCAAGGATTACCTGATGGATGGACGGAGTTTTACGATGATGAACGAAGAGTTTCAGATGCCGAAAGATATGAACGATGCGGAAGAACAATTACGATTCCAGTCGTGGAAGCAATTGGTAGAAGGCTTCATGAGTTCTACTGAGCCATTTTCATTTGACACCATAGGAAACTTTGATGAGCATATTGCTCAGTCAATTCCAAACTACCACACGCTAACTGAAGCAATCTGTGACTTGAGTACATATTTTATGACCGAAGATACTCAGGTGATTGACCTTGGATGTTCTACTGGCAAACTTTTAGAAAGACTACCTCACCGTGGAAAGAAAGTTGGAATTGATATAGCCGATAACCTTTTGCCTGAGTCCCATGATGAAACTTTATATCTACGCAAAGACCTTAGAGCCTTTAATGGTTTTGGTAAATCAAGTTTGATTCTTTCAGTCTTTACTCTTCAGTTTCTTCCGTACGAGGACAGACCAAACATCTTGAGCGGAATCTATGACTCTCTAGTTGAGGGTGGGGCTTTTATATGGGCTGAGAAAGTCCGAGAAGAATCAGGTGAACTCGAGCAAGTAATTCACGGCGCTCATTATGACTTCAAACGCAAAGCCTTTAGTGCCGATGAGATACTAAACAAAGAGCGCGACCTTCGACCAATCATGAAAGTAAATACTTCCATGAGAAATCAGATATTGGCAGAGAACGCAGGATTTACAGTCGGCACAATGTTTTGGAAGTTCTTTAACTTCGAAGCATGGATATACATAAAGTGAAAGCAAACATAAAAGTTGGACAAGTTGCGTCAGTTGCTATTTCATCCCTTGAGGCATATCCGACAAATCCTCGTCGTGGCGATATTGAAGCGATTGCTCAGTCTCTCAAAGCCCATGGGCAATATAGACCGATTGTTGTTCAGTATGGTTCGAATTTTATCTTGGCGGGAAACCACACCTACAAAGCGGCGAAGAAACTTGGTTGGAAAAAAATCAAGATAACTTATATTGAGGTAGATGAAGAGAGCGCTCGCAAGATTGTCTTGGCTGATAATCGCCTGACTGACCTAGCCACATATAACGAACCGTTACTTAAGAGTTTATTGACCGCACTCCCTGAACTTGAAGGAACAGGCTTTACTCAATCTGAGGTTGAGACTTTAGATAGGCTGATGAATGGCAAAGACAAAGACAATGTAGGCGGTTCTAAGTCTTTACCTAGCGACCCTGAAGTAAAGATTAGCGCTTGG